CTCAGTTCGTACATTGCCCGGATGCGAAACTATCTGATTGTGTACGCCGATCAGGAGCCGCCGCCTGATTATCCCCGTAGCACTGAGATGACGCGGTTTATCAACGGCGAAGAGCCGAGGTAACGTCCAGTGGAAGTATCCCAGGAATTCATGGTTCAGTTAATAGCTGGCTTTGCACTTGGTATTGTATCGATCTTCACAGGATTATTAGCTATCATGTGGAAATCAATAAGTGCTCGCCTGCGAACGCTGGGTTATGAAGACTGGGATATTAGAGGACAGATGCATGGTATTATGGTTACACTTACTGAGCATTTATCTGATGAGGCTAAAACTAGTTTAAAGACCGAAAATAGTCGGCTTAGGTGGATGCTTGAAACACTTGGTAATAAACGAAAGATAGAGGAAAATAAGGGGTAGAATTTATGATTTTTATTACAGTTAAAGAAACCACTGAATCGGTTGCAAAACCTCGAGTTATACCTGTAACTTCACATAAAGCAGTTAAAGGAGTTTAGGATGACTTGTGTTATTTTGCCGACTGAAGTAATTTATAACGAAACTAGTGGGCTCAATAAATTTGTTTTTCTTGATGATGATGACGTAATAATTGATCTTTCTGCAATTACAAGAATTGTATTTGTAATTGGAGTTACTACTATTGATTCAGACAGTGTAGCAGATGAAATTATTAATTGGGCTGGTTCGGTAGATTACTATGGCCAGACAGTTAATGCAGTCGAAATACAATTTGGTGGACAAGCTATACCAGTTGGGGAATACAGTAATTGCCGTATAACAGCTTATGAACCTACTGCACTTAATGGAGTAGTCTGGTCCGATACTTTAAATTTTAAAGTGGTTGATTAATTTTACATTAAAAATTTTTAAGAGAAACTATTAAATGGCACTTAAAATTCCATATGCGACTGTAGAAGAAGCAGATGTGTTTCTAGTTGGTAGTACTGACTGGGAAGCTGCGACTGTTGAGCAAAAAGAAGATGCTTTAGTCTGGGGTAGATACTATATGGATAGTACTTTTATCTGTCCTAATTTAGATGAATCCGATCCTTCAGAAGAAATTAAGTACGCTAATTCTCTTTGTGGAGAAGACTATTTACAAGGAACGTTACTTAATGCCGATGGAACAAAGACTCCTACAATCAGACAAGAACGTGTGAAAGCTGGTAGTGTAGAATCAGAAACAGAATATGCTTATGCATATGGTTCAAATCCTCAACAAGATGTTGATAGCTTGTTATTTGAACAATGCAGTAAGCAGACTGGTACTACTTCTTTTCTTATGAGAAGCTAATGGGTTTACGCGAAAAAATTCAAACACAACTTGGTAAAGCTTTTGACAAGGCTTTAGCTGATGCTGTGACTTCGTTTACTTTGTTTAGAGCGGAGAATAGCAACTATAATTCAATAACTGGTACTCTTGATTCGACAGAAGCTCGAACTGGATCAGGAAGAGGAGCATTTACTGATTATACTGTTTCTGAAATTGATAGTTTAGGTGTGAAGCCTGCCGATACAAAAGTAATTTGTTTAGCAAATGAACTTCCTTTTTCTCCGGAAGTTGATGATTTGCTTATTACTGAAGGTTGTGAGCAATACAAAGTAATAGCTTCCGAAAAAGATCCCGCAGGCGCATCTTTCGAACTGCAGTGTAGAAGAGGTGCAAGTGTCTAGTATTTCTGTAAAAACATCGGAAGGACTAGGTAGTGCTTTAGTTCATTTAGTCATGCGTCGTAATAATGCTTTAGCTGAAAAACTTTGGATAGATCTTGTTGATGAGACACCTGTTAAAACAGGTACAGCAAGATGGAGCTGGATATACAGTCCTAGTAAACCTGCGACAAGGAAACCACCGATACAAGAATATCCGTATCCTCCTAAACCTGATTTTTGGAAATATACTATGCGTTGGCAACAATGGTATATTACTAATAATCAAGATTATATTGAAGCATTAAATAACGGGTCTTCTCAACAAAATACAAACATTGGTTGGATACAATCAGTAACAGCACGCGCAGTCTCTGCAGCTAATTCTGGAAATTTGAGATATCAAACGAAAGAAGTTAAATTTAATGGCTAATATTTTTACAATACGCGGTGTTTTTGATACTGTTTTAAAACAACAATGGTCAGAGACTCCTATTGCTTGGGACAATGTTCCATTTGATCCGCCACAAGGATGCAGTTGGATTCGTGGTGCTTTAGTTGTAGACGATTCTCAAAATGTTAATATAGGAGTGTTAGTAGAAGGGAATGCTAGAACGCGTCACTCAGGCAACTATATTATACAAGTTTTTTCACCTTTGAACGAAGGTTCAGGGGATCATACATTAGTTGTTTCGCAACTTATAAAGCTTTTACAGAATCAACAGCCTCATAAAGACATTTTAACTTACGCAGGAAGTTATCGTCGTATAGGCAACGAAGGTAATGGATGGTATCAGTCTAATGTGATAATACCATTTACTGCAGATCAACTGGGTACCGACTAGGAGCATACAATGCCGATTACAAGTACAAACTATACTGATATTTCTTATGTTGCTGAGGTGATTCCTGGAACGATCCCTCCTAATGATGGTGCAGCTGGACCAACTCAGTTTCAAATTATTCCGACAACTGGTGGAGCACCTGCTTCGGAAATTACTACTGCAGTTTCTGAAGTGATTCGTTCAGATCGTCAGACTGATGATCTCGTAGTTGTAGATTCTGATATCACTGGTGAGATGAACATCGAAGTATCTTACGCTCCGTTCAAACCGCTTCTGACTGAACTGTTGCGAGGTGATGTTGATGATACGACAGTACCAGGAACTGATGCTGTTCGTAATGGTAATAATCAGGCGAGTACTTTTACTTTCTGTAAACGAGTTCAAGGTATTACTGATCCTGCTTATTTTTACTATGCCGGTTGTGTAATTAGTCAATCTGTTTTCAATTTTGAAACAGGTTCTATTTTGACTGGAACAATGTCGCTTTATGGTAGAGACGAAACGACAGCAACCGAAACTGTTCCATATCCAGAGTTTACAGCTGGTCAAGAGTTCCTGCCTGCTGCTGCTTATTCGATTATGAATTCAGTACAGAATGTTGTTACAACTATTACAGGCTTACCAGCCGGCACTGAGTATAGTACGCTTAATTTGACTATTAACAATAATACTACACCAGCTAAAGCTATTGGTACGCTTGGTGCAGTTAATACTGCAGATTTTACTCTTGAGGTTACGGGCGATATTGATCTTTATTTCCAAGATCTGTCCGCCTACAATCTGTTCATTCAGTCAGGTAATTTCAAACTTGTTGCTGAACTTTATGATGGGCCGAGTCAAACAGGTAACAAACTTGTGGTTACTTTGCCTTTCTGCAAATTTGAAACTCTCGATACTCCGATTGAAGGCAAAGATAACTTCTTAATGCTTTCCGGAGCTTTGAGAGCTCTTCGTGATCCTGATGATGATTACATGGTTGAATTTGCTTTCACTGATGCCGTTTAAGTTTCTCCCCTAGCCATGGTGGCTAAACAGTCTTCTACGATCCCGAGCTGACGGGGACTCTTGAGGCCACCACCTATTAATTGAATCGTACAATTGGAGTTTATTATGGATATTCGCATTACCCCTATAGATAGAGAAGCTGCTGAAAAAGGTAAATGGACTAAATACAGAGGTGTTGATCTTTGTATTGCTCGTGCCAATAATACAAGATTTCGAGCTATTTTTCGGAGACTTACTCGCCCATATCAGATAGATATGGATGAAGGTCGGTTGTCTGAAGCGATAAGTGCTGATCTTATGGCAGAAGCTCTCGGCAGGGAAGTTCTTGTTGATTGGAAACCTTTCGAAGTAGGCGAAGGTGATAGTGTGATTACTGTTCAATATTCTCCGGAGAATGCTAAGCAGTTATTGCTTGATGATCCTGATTGTCAAGATTTTGTAATGGATTATTCTAAGTCGCTTAATAACTATCTTGAAGAAACTAAGGAGAATACTGCGGGGGAGTAGTTAAGCTTCTTAAGTGGAATTTGGAATACGGTGACGAGCATCTTAAATATTATTTGAATCGGAAGGAAAGAGGTTTATCCGGACCTCTTGATATTTATCCTAAAGTTTCTGATGCTTGTTACTGGTATTTCGAGATTTATGAATTTATTTTTTATTCTAAATCTGAGCTTGTCCCAAGTCCGCTTTCGGAGCTATTGAAGTTAGCGAAAAGTATCGAGTTAATTGGTCCATTCGATGAATTTCTTCATGTACTACAACAGTTAGACAGAACTTTTATAACGCATCTTAAGGCTAAGCAGAAAAATGACTGATGAAGTTAAAATTGTTATCTCAACTGATGTTACGGCTGCGAAACGTGATGTAGCTAAGCTTGCGAAAGGTTTTAAAGAAGCTGAGCAAGCTGCTAACAAAACAACGACTGCTGTTGAGAAAACAAATAAAGTCATCAAGAAGCAAGAAAGTTTTTGGACTACTCTAGGAAAAAGACTTCGCTCGTTTGTTTCTGGT